ATTCCCCATCCAGTAGCAGCAATTGTCAACCAAGAACTTGTCCCAATTCTAACTGGTGAGGATTTATTAATCGTTGTACCATCACCAAATGAACCTCTTTCATTCAATCCCCACGCAAACAATGCATCGTCTTGCGCAATTGCCGCTGATGTCCAACTACCCCAAGCGCCAGCAGATGCATATTTCCAAGAAGATGCTCCAATTTGTACTGGAGATGATTTAGCGGTAGTTGTTCCATCGCCGATATTTCCAAACACATTATTTCCCCAAGCCCATAATTCGCCACTATTTTTAATTGCTAAAGTATGACCGTTATTAGTGCCTGTGCCGCCCGTACTAACAAAAGACCAACTTGATAATCCTATTGTTGTTTCTGGGGTGTTCCAAGGTTCTGTACCATCAGTACCAACAAAATGTGGGTAATATCTGAATGCTGGAGTTGCTGTCGTTCCAAGGTTAAATTGAAGTGTTCTTCTTGGTGAATTATAATTAGTCGTATTTGCAAGCCCCAACTGACCAAGACTATTGTTACCCCACGCTATTAAATGTGAATTGGAATTAATTGCTAAAACGACATTTACTGGACCAACTAAATATGGCGAATTTGATGGCAAATAATCTTTGTATCCTTGTAACAATACTGGTGAACTTCGTGCAGTATCTGTTGTAGTTCTGTAATCAGCACCCCATGTATAAAGATTTGCAGAATCGCTAACTAATCGACCAATAGTAGTACGGAAACGTCCACCAACAAAAGACCAACTTGATGCGCCAATTTGAATCATTGATGATTGATTTACTGTTGTTCCGTTACCTAACTCACCAAATGCATTATAACCCCAAGTAAACAATGCACCATTCGAATGAATTGCCGCGAAGTGACCTGATGCACCTCCCGCGATCATCAACCAACTTTCAGTACCAATTTTTACTGGTGACGATCTATTTGCTGTTGAACCATCTCCAAGCTCTAGAGCTGCACCCCAAGTATATAATGCACCGTTAGCGTGAATCGCTGCTATTGCATTTGCGGTAAGAGCAACTTGCGTCCAACTTTCTGAGCCAATTTGAACTGGGGATGATTTAGCAATTGTTGTACCATCACCAAGTTGTCCAGTTGCGTTACCGCCCCAAGTAAATAGTGTATTTCCAACTTTAAGTCCAGCTTGATTGAATGCACCAGATTCGACTGTAAGCCAACTTCCCAAAACTTGTGATGGGGCAGAAATAGCTCCAGCAGCTCCTCTTGCACCAAGACCACTAGTGCCAATTCCCCATGTCCACAATCGCCCATCAGTCAATACCAGTGCAGCGGCAGGACCTGTAGAATTTATTGCGCCAGTAATTTTACTACATTGAGTTCCACTAAAAGCTGGAAGGGCAAGAGGAGTATTATTAAATGAAACGGTTGAACCATCACCAAGACCACCAAGTAATCGATTACCCCAAACATATAAGGTTTGATTTGTATCAATTGCATATGAAGCAGTTCCGCTTATAGCAATTTGTGTCCAAGAACGCGGATCATATGAGACAGATCCTGCGTTTCCAGTTCCGAGTTCTCCAGCAAATTGCGCCCCCCAACTATACAGATGTCCTAGGCTTGAAATAGCCATCATTTGTGGACCACCTGCTGAAATAAATGACCAACTTGAGGCTTGATTTGTGCCGATTTGTACAGGAGAAGATTTAGTGCCAGCAACATTATCTCCCATTTGATTTCCGCTTCCCCACGAAAACAATTGACCAGTAGCATTAATCGCGAGAGTGTGCGTAGGTCCTACAGAAATTTTTGCCCAACTTTGAGAACCAATTTTGATTGGTGAAGATTTATTTACTGATGTATTGTCGCCAACTTGTCCAGTTGCGTTACCACCCCACATATAGAGGGCACCATTTGATGTTATAACTCCACAGGTTTGCGAACCAACACTAAAATCTAAAATTGTTGGTGGTGAAACCGCATTGAAAATATAATTAAGTTTGTATGGAAAATTATGATTAACAGTGTTACCAACACCGAGTTGTCCAACATTATTTTCACCCCAACCCCAGAAAGAACCATCAGAAGTTGTTGCAAAAAATGTATTGCTACTAGCAAAAATTTTGGTCCAAGATACGGTATCAGAAAAATCTTTAACCGTTTGACCATCACCAATTTCACCGCCTCTATTATCACCCCAAGCAAATAATGCTCCGTCAGACCTGATTGCATATGATGTATAACCAGCAGCGCCAATTGCAATCCAACTTGAAGTGCCTATAGAAACTGGTGATGAACGATTGAATGCTGTTCCGTCACCTACGCTACTATAAGTGCTATTCTGACCCCAACCAAATAAACGTCCATCAGATCTCAACGCAAGAACATGTTCGGTGCCAACTGCGATTTCATACCAATAATTTCCTGGTGTTCCGATATTGCCTGCTGTCCAAATTCTACCTGTATTGTCTAATGCAAGTAAATAGCCATCGCGAACAGTAAATAAACCTGGATTAACGAGCGTAGTGTTAACACCCTGACAAGCAGTAACTGAAACATAAGATATTCCAGATTGACCTATCTGTACTGGGGTTGTTGATGTATTAGTTTGACCATCACCAAGAGCGTTGAAAAATCCCCAACTCCATAAAGTATAATCGGAAGTAATAGCAGCTGTTATTCCAAGACTGGCGGTTAACCCTATCCAACTTGAACTGCCGATTTTAACAGGCGAAGATTTATTAACAAACGTTCCGTCACCAAACTGACCGCTGGTATTATTGCCCCAAGCATACAAAGCGCCATTTGATGCAATAGCAAGAGTGGTCTTACCATCTTTAGCAGCAACAACGTTACGCCAGCTCAAAGTACCAATTTGTATAGGTGATGATTTATTGAGAGTTGTGCCGTCACCAAGTTGACCTAGATTATTTTGACCCCAGGCATATAGTCTACTATTTGATAAAATACCAACAGTATATGAATCGCCAGTTGAAATTTGCGACCAAGATTCAAACCCAATTTTTGTTGGAATCTCATCGTTAAGTGTAGTACCATCACCAAGTTGTCCAGTTGCGTTTAAGCCCCAGGTAAATAATCCTGCGGGAGCTAAACCACCTGCTGCTCGTTGTACGCTTAATAACCAAGTATTTAATATCATGACTCTGATGCATTATAAGTTGGCCAAACAATATTGTATGGATCTGATTGTGTTGTTATATCTGCAAGAGATTGCATATATTGATCCAAATCAGTTATATTGTCTGTCGTTGTTAAAGAAAGGCGAACTTGACGCTCATAGCGAACATATCGCCACTCAAAATCTTTCATACGTTTGTCGCGTTCGATACGAACTTCTATCCAACGAGTTTCAATATCTTTTAATCTTTGTTGTTCTAATTCTTCTTCTGTTAAAAATGAAGAATGTTCAGGATATACTGGAATGTCAACAACAAGATCAACAGTGTATGCGGTGTCTGTTTCAACATCATACCAAGAACGCACACCTTCTAATCTTTGTGTTGTTGGATCGTAAGAAGGTGTTGTCTTCACTACTTTATACCAACCGAATGTTTTTAAAGTATCATCATCACCTTCAAGCGCAAAAAAATTGCTCACATTTTTCCAATTTGTTGGAAGATGTGAATAAACACCAACAACTTCATTATTTTCTACGAGTGCATAATTAGACATTATAGATTTTGTCCTGAAGTGAGAGCGTACCAATTTGTTCCGCCGTCATGAGTAAAGAAGAAAAATAAATCTTTCTTGCCGTTTACTGATGTTAATGTTGGAGCAGTGCCGCTTGGCCAATAAAAATTGACTGGCCAACTGACTGTTCTTGCAGTTCCATCTGCAGTAAATAGTACTGCAAATGAAGAAACTTGATTTGTTGCTTCTGTGTTGTTTATTGTCAACGTATTAATGTTTGCATTTAATGTTACATAGAAAAAATTAGCAAGGCGCAAATCTAATGTTAATACGTTTGTTGCAATTGAAGGATTTGATGCGTAATGCACGTATGAATTTGCTGCATATATGTTTGCGCTTAATTCGCCAATTGATGGTTGAAATTGTAATTTTGTCGTTGAAACATTCGGTGTTAACGCACCAGTTGTTGAAGTCGATATAACTGGATAATAAATTGTAGCAGAAGAATTTTCGACAACTACATCACTACCTTGCGAACCCTGTACGCCTTGAGCTCCTTGTACACCTTGATGACCTTGTGCACCCTGAGCGCCTTGAGCGCCAGGAGGTACTGCTGGTAATATTGACGATAATGTTGTTGGCATTTTTTAAACCTAATTAATTTTAAATATTTATTTTACCATTACCAACGAATTGAACCGCTAAATGAAAATGTGTAATATTTTGTTCCATCTGGCGCTAGTTGCGCTCCTGATGATCCAGGAAACAAAGTTGCGTCATCATAAGCATTAGGGTAAGACACAACTACAATTCCTCCACCACCACTCGATCCACCACCCTGAACGCCGCGACCACCGCCACCGCCAGCTCTTGATCCAGCCTGTGAGCCACTGACGCCACCATTACCACCACCGCCTGATCCTGTACCACCAGCAGATGATCCACCTCCTCCGCCACCACCTGCATAAACTAAAGGACCAAGTAAACTATTTGAATATCCAGATCCGCCATTACCACCTTTTGGTGTGCTACCTGCTTGTCCAGAAGCACCCCAACCTCCTCCTCCCCCACCGCCAAAATAAGCATCAGCTGATGAAGAACCGCCAGGATTACCTTGTGGTGGAGAGAAAGATGGTGTGTTACCCGCGCCACCTGATGCAGGCACAGCAGGAGGAAGACCTGTATATACACCTGTGTTAGGCGCTGGTGTTGTACCCATTCCTCCCCCACCACCAGAGCCACCACTTTTACCAGCAGCATTAGTCGGATTTCCAGGAAGCCAACCTGCGAGTCCGCCGCCACCACCACCTGCTGCTGGGTAATTTGTTCCTGGAAATGTAGAGTTTAGCCATTTTCTGAAATCTGTGTTTGGAAACGAAGATGCGGCGGCGAAATTTGAAGCACTACCATTAGTATTAGTTCCTCCTCCTCCGCCAACAGAAATAGGATACACAACACCTTGCGCAATGCCAATATTATTGATATCTCTCACACCACCACCACCGCCGCCGCCGACATCACCACCACCGCCGCCACCAATAACAATAATATCAACAGTGGGTGGAGCATTATTACCAGATGGTCTATATGCTCCACCTAAAAGCATGGCAGGAATTAACGACATTTTAGTATACCGTTCCTGACAACACGCAACTATTTGCGCCAGTAAATAGTGCAGTCATTAAACCTCTTGCAGCAATATTTGCTGCTGTTGCTGCTGCAGCTGTTCCTGCAATATAAGTCGTTTGAATGCTTAATGTGACGGATATGTTTGACGAGTGTTCATTAAATACGGTCACAGTATCACCATTTGCGAATACATTATTTGGAACAGTAATGCTACCGCCACTACCAACTCTTACATAAGACGCTATGTCGTCTGTTGTTAGAGAATAATTTGATGTTTTAATTGCACCAGATTGCGGTAAAGATGAATTTCCTTTATCGCCTTTTGCTCCCGTAGGACCTGCTGGACCCGTTGTAGAAGTAACTTCCCACGTTGCGCCGTCATAAATTAATTCAGTGATAGTTCCACGAATGTCAATCACCAAGTCATCACTGATACCTTCAATTGTTTGTCCATTTCTACCGACAGTTAAATTTGTTAGTGCTAAATTTGCAGCGTCAGCAATTTTAACATAAGCGCCTGTTGTTGGGGTTGATGGTAGTGTAATCGTAAATGTGCCACCAGAAGTATCTACAAGAAGTGCATCACCAGATGTTGCAGTGTAGTTTGATGTTTTGAGTGACCATGTAGCGCTTCCGCCACCACCAGAGGCACCTTGAACGCCTTGGAAGCCTTGCTCACCTTGTACACCTTGCGCACCTTGAGTTCCCGTACCAGTAGCACCTTGTGCACCAATGTCACCCTTATCACCTTTATCGCCTTGTGCCCCAACTGCACCTTGAATACCTTGAGCGCCTTGAGCGCCAGTATCACCCGTTTGACCTTTTTCGCCCTGTACACCTTGAGCGCCCTGTACACCCTGTGAACCTTGAGGACCCGCTGAACCTGCAGTACCTTGAACGCCTTGGAATCCTTGCTCACCCTTTGTACCAGGTGCGCCCTGAACACCTTGGAAACCAAATTCACCATTTTCACCAGCTAAACCTTGAGCGCCTTGTACACCTTGTTCGCCTTGTGGACCTTGTGCACCAACTTCTCCCTTAGAGCCTGTTGCACCTTGTATGCCCTGAGCGCCAGTATCGCCTTTTTGACCCTTCTCACCTTGTGTGCCGACAGCTCCCTGAACGCCTTGTGCGCCTTGAGGACCTGCTGCACCTTGTGCACCAATCGCACCTTGAGCACCCGCTTCACCCTGATGACCTTGTGCACCTTGAGGACCCGCATCGCCTTGTGCGCCGACGGCACCTTGAGCGCCAGCAGCACCTTGTACGCCTTGGAAACCAATTTCACCTTTCTGACCTTTCTCGCCTTGAGCGCCAGCACCCGTGGCACCTTGTACGCCTTGCGCACCTGTTGCACCTTTATCGCCAGCATCACCAGTGCGAACAAACGTAATGATAACATTTGTTGTATTTGGGAATGATGTTACGCCTGAGATGTGTGTTGTTGGGACACTGAAATATCCACCGCTATGATTATGCAATCCAGTTATATTAAAGAATGCAAATTGTAAAATATTCGCAGTATTTGCTAGTTTGTATGTGCCTTTAATTGATGATGTTGAATCGTCAATAGTCTGTAGATAGTTAAAGACATTTATTGCATTTACATCATTCTCATTGATGAAAAGAGTTGTAGCACTTGTAAATGTTGCATTGTCAAATTTAAGATTACCAACACCAGGATTAGTGTTTGCTGTGTTTGTTAAGTAAATATAATCAAAAGTTGCACCACCAAATTCACCAGTATCTCCTTTCGTACCTTGTGAACCTTGAACGCCTTGTGCACCTTGTGCGCCAGTTGCGCCTTGCGCTCCAGTGTCTCCTTTATCTCCAGCAGCGCCTTGAACGCCTTGTGCTCCCGCGTCACCTTTTGAACCAGTCGCGCCTTGTACGCCCTGAGAACCTTGGTGACCTTGCTCACCTTGTGCACCTACAGAACCTTTCTCACCTGTTGCGCCTTGCGCTCCAGTTCCTGTGGCACCTTGTACGCCTTGAAAACCTTGTTCACCTTGTGCTCCTGCGTCACCTTTTGAACCAACAGAACCTTGAGCACCAATATCGCCCTTTTCGCCCCTTTCACCTTGAACGCCTTGCGCACCTTGTGCACCTTGTGCACCAATTGCACCCTGAGCGCCAGTATCTCCTTTATCGCCTTTGTCGCCAGTTGCACCTTGTGCACCAATTGATCCTTGAACGCCTTGTGAACCTGTTGCGCCTTGTGCGCCAGCAATACCCTGTGCACCTTGCGTACCCTGTACACCTTGGAAACCTTGTGCACCTTGTGCGCCAACATCACCTTTCTCGCCCTTTTCGCCCTTTTCACCTTGAACGCCTTGCGCACCTTGTGCACCTACAACACCCTGCGATCCAGTATCGCCCTTTTCGCCCTTTTCACCTTGAACGCCTTGTGCGCCAGTTGAACCTTGTGCACCTTGAGCGCCAACAGAACCTTGTGCACCTTGTACACCTTGCGCACCTTGGAATCCTTGAAAGCCTTGTGCGCCAACTTCGCCTTTCTGACCTTTTTCACCTTGAGTGCCAGTTGCACCTTGCGCGCCTTGAGCGCCAACAGAACCTTGTGCACCTTGTGCGCCCTGCACGCCTTGACTACCTTGAGCGCCAACAGCGCCTTGTTCGCCAGGAGCACCTTTATCACCAGCAATACCTTGTGAGCCTTGAACGCCTTGTTCACCTTGAGCGCCTATTTCACCCTGAACACCCTGTGCGCCTTGAACACCATTTGCTTGCCATGCACCAGATGACGCATTATACGTCCATGTGCGACCATTAAACGTATACGTCTGATTGTTTGACGGCGATTCTGGAAAATTAATTGGCATTATTCAACTCTATAGTGTTGTTAACTTATTTATTTGAATTTACGAAGCAGGTGGCTCAGGTATTTCGACCCAATTTAATTCATCTTCTTTCCAAAAATACAATTTACCGTCATCTGGTTTTGCGATTGGTGCTACCCAATTTGCAGTTTCGTTATCTAATGTCCATGACGGAAATAGTTTTGGTGGAATAAAAGCGTCAAGTTCAGCATTATAGGTGTAACCTACACCAGCGTAACGTTTTCTAAAATTACCATTATAACTTGTTTGTTTCCACACACCACCAAATAATTTTTCGCAAAATGCTGCACCAATGTGTTCTTTTTCAACACCAAATGCGTCTGCTGTGTCTTCGTTAGAAACAACGATAACTTGCATTACTACATTGTTTTCGTCTAGTTGCGCAAAATGAGCCATCTTAATCTCCTAAAATTAACTCCGTTAAATCTAAGTTAATACCAAGTTTTCCTTTTATAAAAGTATTAAATGATAAACTAATTCTTGTCTCTTCGCTCTCTACTGTCTTTACCATATGAGTTAACGAAGAAGGAAATAAAATCAACTTACCAGTTCCCACTTCAAACCACCAAGAAGGAGAATTTGATACATTCCATTCTTTTGGTTCAATTTGAAATTGTTCATATACGTTTTTATAAAAATGAATTTTATCTTTTGTAATATCAGCATTTACATAAAACACACCAGAAATAAAACTATTTGGATGAGCATGTTTATGATGATATTGTCCTTTTTCAGTATAATTTATCCAAGATTGAGTAACATAAACATTCAAATCAGTTTTTGGAGAATATAATTTATTAACATACTCTGTTACTGAATCTTCGATAAACTTTTTTAAATCATTTAATTTTTTCTTTTTTAAAATATAATTGTCAACACTCGTCGTATTACCCTCATTTTTTTTCTTATCTTGGTTTAAAATAAAAGTTTTTTCAGTTTGAGTTAACTCTCGTTTAAGTTCCACAATTCCAACAGTTGTTGGAAAAATATTATATGTGTTCACAATAAAAGCTCCGTATTAATTATTGCCTTCAATTTCTCGTAATTGTTCTTCTGTCCAAATAGTATCTATAGAATCTTCAAAAGCCTTAATTTTTTCCATAATATTTGAAACTTCTTCCCAAGTTGGGCATGGTCTTTCATCCTCCCATCTTGTAAACATATTATTTGTTATCTCCCACTTTGCTCCTGGACGAAGCAATTCCATTGCAGTATCAATTCCATACATACGATAAATTTTAGTTTCCATAATACACTCACTCCATTAATTTAGTTTGATAATTACAACACCAGAGCCGCCATTGCCGCCATTACCATCCAGTGAACCACCACCACCACCACCGCCAAGATTGGCAGTTCCATTTGTGTTTACTGCACCGCCGCCGCCTGTTCCTGCAGAACCAGCAGTTCCTGGACTTCGTACACCTCCAGCGCCACCACCAGCATAAGTTACTGATGAGCCTGAAAGAGAAGATGCTGTGCCATTACCGCCATCACCACCAGCAGGAACTGAGGCACTACCACCTGCTGCGCCAGCACCACCACCACCACCTCCACCAAATGCTGGAGAAAAGTATGCAGAACTGCCACCATTGTTGCCTTGTGATGGTGAAGTTGATGGAGTATTTCCAGCACCACCAGGTGAACCACCAGGAGAAACAGAGCCACCGCCACCACCAGAACCACCAGCAGCACCAGAAGCTGTACCAGGACTTGCAGAGCCTCCTCCACCACCAGCTGCAGAAGTTATCGTACTAAAAATAGAATTTGATCCATTACTACCTCTGGCGCCAGTAGATCCTGATCCATTACCACCAGCACCAACAGTAATTGTATAGGTGTTTCCTGCAGTTACGGCTAATCCAGTGCCTGTTCTGAATCCACCTGCACCTCCGCCGCCACCACCGAAAGTAGAGGATTTTCCACCACCACCACCGCCACCGACAACAAGATAGTCAACAGAAGTAACACCTGTTGGGCAAATCCATTCGGCGGTAGAATTGAATACTTGAACGCTTGATCCTGAAACTGTATACTTGAGGATTACAATACCTGAGCCGCCGGAACCAGAAGTCCCAGAAGGGAACGGTCCACCGCCGCCGCCGCCGCCTGTATTGGTCGAACCAGACGTTGCCGCAGTCAATGGGCTATCTAGACCTCCACTTCCGCCGCCGCCAAGACCAGCGTCAGGAATTGTTCCCGGAGAATTTATAGCGCCACTACCGCCGCCACCATAGGTTACGGAAGAGCCAGAAATACTTGAGGCGGTGCCATCTCCACCAAATCCCGCACCGTCAGTATTTCCCGCTTCTCCGGCGCCACCGCCACCACCACCAGCAAGAGTGCCGCTGCTTGCGCCAGCGCCACCATTATTTCCTTGGCTTGGTGAAGTATTTGGCGTATTTCCCGTGCCACCTGCTGAATTTAGTCCAACGCCACCGCCGCCACCGCCACCGCCAGAGCCGCCGTTAGAGCCAACCGTTGATCGAACGCCGCCGCCACCACCGCCTGTAGAGGTAATAGTGCTAAATACAGAGTCGTTGCCGTTTGACCCAGCAGAGGCTCCTGTTTGACCAGCACCGCTTCCACCAACAGTAACTGTGTATGTGTTGCCTGCTGTAACTGCTAATCCAGTTCCTGTTCTGAATCCACCTGCACCACCACCGCCGCCATTGCTGTTTGTAGAACCTCCGGCGCCACCGCCACCACCTCCCGCAACAACAAGATATTCAACTTCAGTGACACCTGTTGGACATACCCATGAACCAGATTGTTTGAATGTGACAATGACTGTTCGACCAAAATTCCACAAAGGATTTTGTCTTAAACCAGGATTTGATTGTGCATAACTGACCGTCGGATTTAATCCGAAAGTTGACAAACTGCGCACTGAATATTGCTTAATGCCCATTTGTTATCAAGTAATCTCTGTACCAAATACGCTGTAAGAAATATTTGCATTTGCTGAGTAAACAGAAACAACGTCTGTGTTACCTAATGACAACCCTAATGTCAAGGCAACAGAGTCGAATGCAGTAACTGGTGCTTCATAAGCAATGTAATGTTGATTTGCAAGAGCAGCACCTGCAGGTTGAACTGCAATTCTATACGTCGCATTTGCGTTGCTATTTCTATTTGTAATAATAATTGTCGACACTACTGCTTGTGTTGCTGCGGGAACCGTATAAACATTTGAAGTAGTTGCTGCAGCTGGTGCAGCTTGTCCTAATACTTTGTATGTGAAAGCCATATTAAACACCCATGAGTAAGAAAGGATGAATTACGTCTGCGCCAGCACCAGCTGGTCCCTGAGTACCTTGTGGACCCTGAGCACCTTGTGCGCCAGTTCCAGCAGGACCTTGTGTGCCTTGCGGACCTTGAACGCCTTGTGCACCTTCTGCGCCCTGCGCTCCAACAGCACCTTGTGCGCCAGTTCCAGCAGGACCTTGTGTGCCTTGCGGACCTTGAACGCCTTGTGGACCAGCAGTACCAGAAATTGTATATGCATCAATGACTGAGTTAGCCGCTGGTGCTGCAGCAAATGACAACGTTGTTGAACTTACATTATAAGAACTATTGCGTTGGAATACAAGATCAACGAATACAAGAGTATGATCTTCATCATAAGGTGCAGTTGAAAGTGTAAAGTTAGATTGTGAACCGTTAGCGACAAACGAACTTCTTGTGACAGTGATTTCATCGTTGCTGCCAGCACCACCGCTGCCTGAACCTGCAGCACCAAATTCTACCCACTGTGCACTGCTGCCATCATCGAAGAATTTAAACAAGATACCTGTATCAGTATCTAGCCATTCATCACCTTCAGTTGGAGAAACTGGTGCAGTGGCGCCAGATGTAAATACAACAGATCCTGTTTCTAGTTCGCCCTTTTCGCCCTTAACGCCCTGGTACCCTTGTTCACCTTGTACGCCTTGAGCGCCTTGTACGCCTTGCGAACCTTGAGCGCCAACATCACCTTGTACGCCTTGAGCGCCTTGTACGCCTTGCGAACCTTGAGCGCCAACATCACCTTGTACGCCTTGTGCTCCTTGCGCACCGACAGCACCTTGTGCGCCTTGGACACCTTGTGCGCCTTGAGCACCAACGGCACCTTGTACACCTTGGAATCCTTGCTCACCAAGATCGCCAGTTCTTGAGAAGGAAACTACTAATCCTTCATTGCTTGATGGTCTTGTACCAGAAACATAAACTACATCGTATTCGACCCAACCAGAATTATCTGTAAGACCAGTGACTTCAAATATTGTTGAAGTTGCATCATTCAAATTATTTGATTGAATGATCAAGTAACCTTTTACAACACTCGTTGAGTTATCAAACGATAGTAGATAAGAACTAAAGTCTGCTGATGTTACATCAAGATCGCTAATTGCAACTTTGTTTACGCTGCCAATTGTAGCATTGTTGTAGCGAACAAATCCAGTTCCTGGATCCACCATTGTAACAGTGGTGCTGAATGAATAACGTAATCCATTCTTATCACCAGTTGCACCTTGTGCGCCAACAGCACCTTGTACACCTTGAGAACCTTGTACGCCCTGTTCTCCTTGTGCTCCAGTTGCGCCTTGAATGCCCTGTTCACCTTGAGCGCCTACAACGCCTTGATGACCTTGTGAACCCTGAACGCCTTGCTCGCCTTGGAAACCTTGATAGCCTTGTTCGCCTTGTGTTCCTTGGAAGCCTTGCTCACCTTGTACGCCCTGCGAACCTTGAACACCTTGTGCGCCTTGAGCACCAACGGCACCTTGTACACCTTGAGCGCCAGTGTCGCCAACATCACCAGTTCTTGCGAAAGTGATAATTACATCTTCATTACCACTGAATGATGCAGCACTACCAGAAACATAAGCACAGCTGACTGTGAAGTAACCAGTATTTTCCGTAAGAGAAGAAATTGTAAACAGTGCAAAGTCTGATGAATCAAACTTATTTGAAATTCTAAAGTGACCCTTAATCGTTGATGTTGAATCATCAATCGTTCGTAAGAATGCTTGAATGTCTGTTGAATTGTCATCAAGATCATCAATATACAATTCAGTAGCAGAAGAAACAGTACCACTATTAAGTTTTAATTTGCCTGTTCCTGGATCAGTATTTCCTGTGTCACTATCAAAGGTGTAATCAAATGTGGCGCCACCGAAGTTACCATCACGACCTTGTGCACCTTGAACACCCTGAGCGCCTTGTTCGCCTACAGCACCCTGAACACCTTGCTCACCTTGGAAGCCTTGGTATCCCTGTTCACCTTGGTGTCCTTGATGACCCTGCGAACCCTGAACGCCTTGCTCACCTTGATGACCTTGTGAACCTTGTGCGCCCTGCACTCCTTGGAAACCTTGAGCACCCTGTTCACCTTGTGCACCAAGAGTACCTTGAACGCCTTGGAAACCTTGAGCACCTTGTGCGCCTTGAACACCCTGTTCACCTTGGAAACCTTGATGACCTTGCGATCCCTGTTCACCTTGTGCGCCTTGTGCGCCTACTGCACCTTGGAAGCCTTGTTCACCTTGAGTACCTTGATGACCCTGCTCGCCTTGTGTGCCTTGATGACCTTGTTCACCCTGATGACCTTGAAATCCTTGCTCGCCCTGAGTACCTTGATGACCTTGTTCACCTTGACGTCCCTGAGCGCCTTGAACACCTTGATGACCTTGTTCACCCTGACGACCTTGTGCTCCTTGAACGCCTTGATGACCTTGTGCGCCCTGAACGCCCTGTTCACCTTGGAAACCTTGATGACCTTGCGATCCCTGTTCACCTTGTGCGCCTTGAGCACCTACAGCGCCTTGAACGCCTTGCTCACCCTGTGCTCCAGTTGTACCTTGTACACCCTGAAATCCTTGCTCGCCTTGGTGTCCTTGGAAGCCCTGTTCGCCTTGACGCCCTTGATGACCTTGCTCACCTTGGAAGCCTTGAGCGCCTTGAACACCTTGATGACCTTGTTCACCCTGACGACCTTGTGCTCCTTGAACGCCTTGATGACCCTGGAATCCTTGCTCACCTTGAGTGCCTTGATGACCCTGTTCGCCCTGATGACCCTGATGACCTTGATCGCCTTGAACACCTTGAGCTCCTTGGAAACCTTGATGACCTTGTGAACCTTGCTCGCCCTGAACGCCTTGTGCGCCCTGTACTCCTTGGAAGCCTTGTGAGCCTTGTTCACCTTGACGTCCTTGATGACCCTGCTCGCCTTGGAAACCTTGGAAGCCCTGTGAACCTTGTTCACCTTGAACACCTTGGAAACCCTGTGCACCTTGTTCACCTTGTACGCCCTGAGCACCTTGTGCACCAACATCACCCTGTACGCCTTGATGACCTTGTACGCCTTGATAGCCTTGCTCGCCCTTATCGCCACGATCGCCAGTACGAACAAATGAAAGTGTTACAGCAGTTGTATTGGCAAGATTGTTAATACCACTTGTCCAAGCAACAGGCACATTGAAATGGTCATCATCATGTATGTGTGTACCATTAATACTAAAGAAAGCAAATTCACTTACATTTGCAGTGTTTGCAATCTTGAATGTACCTTTAATTGTTGACGTTGAATCGTCAATCGTTTGTAAGAAATTAAAGACATTTTGAGAATTTTGATCTAAGAAACTTATATAAAGTGTATTAGCAGTATTAAATGGATTTACATTGAACTGTACTAATCCATTTCCTAAATTTGCTGGATCGTTTGTTTGTGTTCTAAATTCATATTCAAACGATGCGCCACCAAATTCTCCAGTTTCACCCTTGGCGCCAGTTGTACCTTGTACACCCTGATTACCTTGAACACCTTGAAAGCCCTGTGAACCTTGTTCACCCTGCACACCTTGAAAGCCCTGTGAACCTTGTTCACCTTGAACGCCTTGGAAACCTTGTGAACCCTGCTCGCCTTGGAAACCTTGCGAACCTTGCTCACCCTGAATGCCCTGTGCTCCTTGTACACCCTGAAAGCCCTGTGCTCCTTGCTCACCTTGATGACCTTGGAAACCTTGTGCACCCTGTTCGCCCTGTACACCTTGAGCGCCTTGTTGACCTTGATGCCCTTGATCGCCCTGTACACCCTGAAATCCTTGCTCGCCTTGGTGTCCTTGGAAGCCTTGAGATCCCTGCTCGCCTTGACGCCCTTGATGACCTTGCTCACCTTGGAAGCCTTGAGCGCCTTGAACACCTTGATGACCTTGTTCACCCTGACGACCTTGTGCTCCTTGAACGCCTTGATGACCCTGGAATCCTTGCTCACCCTGATGACCCTGTGAACCTTGTGCTCCTTGAACACCTTGTGAACCTTGCTCACCTTGGGCGCCTATTGTGCCCTGTACGCCTTGATGACCTTGAACGCCTTGGAAGCCTTGAGAACCCTGTTCACCTTGTACACCCTGTTCGCCTTGGAAACCTTGGTATCCCTGTTCACCCTGATGACCTTGGAAACCTTGCGAGCCTTGTTCGCCTTGGCGACCTTGAAAACCCTGAGAGCCTTGTTCACCCTGTACGCCTTGGAATCCTTGGAAGCCCTGCTCACCTTGATGCCCTTGATGACCCTGTGAGCCTTGTTCACCCTGTACACCTTGGAAACCCTGTGCTCCTTGTTCACCTTGTACGCCTTGATGACCCTGAACTCCTTGAGCGCCTTGAACGCCTTGGAAACCTTGAGCGCCTTGTTCACCTTGAACGCCCTGTTCACCTTGATGCCCTTGATAACCTTGCTCACCTTGATGACCTTGGAAACCTTGCGAGCCTTGTTCGCCTTGGCGACCTTGCTCACCTTGATGACCTTGGAAACCTTGTGCACCCTGTTCACCTTGTGCACCACCAACGGTTGGTGTGAAGATGCTTACAGTATTACCTGAAACTGTAACGATAGAAACGCCAGCTGGATCGCCAACGATTTTTAATGTATCGTTATTTGATGCTGGACTGATTGATGCAGTGGTATTTGCTACGTTTCTAAATGAAAGATTGTTTAGCGCACTATTTGCGCGTGATTCTGTATTAGTAAGACGAGCTTCTAAATTTGTACCTTGTACAAAAACGGCATCAGCATTAACTGTTTGGGCAATGACTGCTGTATCTACGGTAACGTTACCATAAATTCTTGTATTACCTTGTAATTTTGCCATTTCTTAAATTCTGCCCAAATGATTATTAGGTATTTATTTTACTTTAAAGTCCATATCTGGACTTTGTTGCATTATAATTTTGTAAAACTTCTGCTGCATTTAATGCTCTGCTGTATATTCGCACAAGAGGAACGTCGCCGTCAATTAAATTTCCCTTAATTGCAGTACCATCCCATCTTCTCGCAATACGAATAG